ACCTTCAGGTCCCGCTCGGCCGCGACGGTCGCGGCGGCGAGGGTGAGCCCGTTCTCCTGGTAGTCCTTGATGCGCTCGCGCTTGTCGATTTCCTGCTCGAGCGAGCGGACCTTGTCGGTGTCGCCGACCATGCGCGCGGCCTCGAGCTCAGTCGTCAGACGCGCCTGCTCTCGGCGCCAGGCTTCCAGCGCGGCCTGGGCTTCCTTCGCCTTCTTGCCGGCCGCATCGCCGGCGTCGCCAACGCTGGCCACCGAGGCCGCGGCCCGGTCCGCCGCCAGCGTCTGCTCCAGCATTTCGTTGGGGTCGATGATGTTGAAGGTCGTGCCGTTGCCGCGCGATCCGCGACGCCGGCCGATGCCGGCATCGATCAGGCGATCCTCGGCGGCCTTCAGCTCGGCTTCGCGCTTCTTCGCCTCGAGCTCGGCGAGGCCTGTCATGTAGCCCGGCATGCCGCCGATGCCCGACTTCATCAGGGCCGCGTCGGTCTGCTTTGATGCGGCGACCCGAGCGCGCGCGGCGGCGAGCGACTTCTTGGCCGACTCGATCTCTCTTTCGCCCAGGATGAAGGCTGCGCGAGCGGCCTCCATGTGAGCGTTGCGCAGGGCTCCGGAGGACGAGGCGGCGGCCCGCATGGATTCGGTGATGGTGTTGATGATCGGGTCGAGGCGCTCGTGGGACCGACGGTCCGCGTCGGCCGCGATCGCCGCGTCGCTGTTGGCGCGCATCAACAGCGTGATACCCGCCGTGGCGAGCGCGACCGACCCGATCAGCAGTCCGATCGGTCCGCCAACAAGGGCCAGCATCGTGCGGCCGAGGCCCGTCATCACGACGCCGACAGCGGCGCTGCTTCCCTTGAACAGGGCCATGCCAGTGCCCGCGCCGCTGAAGGCCGCGCCAAGCGCTGAGGTCGTGAACGCCAGCCTGATGTTGGCGGCGCTCATCGTGCCGGCGGCGGTGGCGACCGACAGAAGGTAGGGGCCCATCTTTGCGACCATCCCGGTCGCCATCCCGAAGCCGCTGATGAGCGGGCCCGCTACGGCGGCGGCAGCGGCGAGACCGACGACGGCGGTCTGGACCGGCGCGGGAAGCTCGGAGAAGGCGTTGATCAGGTCGGTGATGCTGGCGATCGCCGGCACGATATGCGGCAGCAGCTTTTGGCCGACAGCTTCGCCCAGCTCGCCGATCGCCACCTGCATGCGCCCGTAGGGGCTGGCGTCCGCCGCAGCCTTGGCCGAGCCCTGGAACTGCTTTTCCAGCTCTCCCAGGATGATCGAGGTTGCGTCGCTGTAGCGACCCGTCTCGACCAGGGACTTGATCATCGCTTTCTGGCTGGCAGAGAACTGGATGCCCGATCGGCCGAGCGCGGCGATACCCTTCACCGGATCCTGCAGGGCCTTGCCGACCAGGACGGTCGCCGACTTCAGGTCCATCTTCAGGCGCGTGGCCATGTCCAGGATCGCGACCTGGGCGCGGTCGAAGATCGGGCCGGAGACGCGGCCAAAGGTCAGCAGGTTGGCGGTGACGTCGCGCAGGATCGCGTCGTCATCGATCGCGGTCAGTTTCTGAAGCTTGGAGGCGCTTTCCTCGAGCTGCTTCGCAGTGCGGCCGCTCGCGCCGCCCATGGACGCCAGCGCCGCCTCGACCTGCCCCATGGCGTCGGCGCTTTCGCCGGCCGCCTGGATGGAGGCGGCGCCGAAGGCGAGGATCGGAAGCGTCAGTCCGACGGTCAGGGTCTGGCCGATCGCGTCGAGTTTCTTCGACAGCCGGCCCATGTCCTTCTCGAACTTGCCAAGACGCTTCTGCGCCTCGCCCAGCCCCTTTTCGAAGGCGACCGAGTCCATGCCCAGGACGACGCGCAGGGCGCCGATCACGCTGTTCATGCGCTCTCCTCGACAGTGCCGCCCATGGCGCGCGTGAACGCGATCAGGGCGGCCTTCATCTCGTCAGGGGTTTGGGGGGTCGCGTCGGGCTTGCCGTCGCCGAGGTAGTCGGCGAGCGGCGGCAACCGGCGATGGCGCGCGAGGTTCTCGGTGTGCCAGGCCTGCGCCAGCATCAGCCGGTACTGGCCGTCCAGCTGACGCCGGCGGCCCTTCAGCGCCGCTACGAACTGGCGCGGGGTCGAGCGCCAGAAGCCTTCGATCGGGCCGAGGTTGGCTTCCGTCCAGGCCTGGACGAGATCGTCCCAGTCGAAGCCTCGGCCTTCTGAGGGTCCGCGCCGGCTTCGCCATCCTCCCCGTCGTCGGGCATGGCCCAGCGGAACGCCTCGCCGATGATCTCGAGCGGACGGTCCATGCCCAGATCGGTCAGGATCTTGCCGACCGTCTTCTCATCGATGTCCGGATGATGCTCGGACAGGCCGACCAGAACGGTCGTGCGGATGGCCCGGGCGCTGGTCATGGCGCCGGAGAAGTCCGTGCCCTTGACCCCCAGCACGTCCTCGAGCGTGCAGATGGCGTTGAAGTCCATCAGCATCGTCCAGCGCTGGCCGAGCGCCAGAAACTGGACCTCGCCCTTCAGCTTGTTCGCGACGCTCATGGCTTACGAGGCCGCGAAGGTCGGCACGCCCGTGAACTTCACGGAGAACGTGCAGGTCATCTTGTCGCCGGCGGCGATCTCGGCCGGCTCATAGCCGGTCACGATGCACTCGCAGGCGAAGGTCGCGCCGTCCGGGAAGGTGACCTTGAAGGTCCGGACCACGCGGTCAAGCATGGCCGCGCGCAGCAGCTGGTCGGTGGCGCTGTGCTGGTCGTGGTTGACCGTCACGTTGCCCTCGCCGACGTCGATCAGCGCGGCGATGAATTCCTTGTGGGCGCTGGGCGAGCCGAGGTGCGTAGCCTCGACGGTGTCGACGCTGTAGCCGTAGGGCTTGACGCTGACGGCTTCGCCGATCGAGGTCAGGGTCCCGGCCGCGTTGTCCAGCTGGACGGTCGTGCCATAGCCGACGCCGGCAGTGGTCATGGGGAAGGCTCCATCTAGGGGCATGCGGCGTCGTCACGACGGCGCGGTTCGCCTTGCCTAAGGGCGGGTCAGGCTTACGGGTCTGAGTGCCAGACCCGGAATTCGAGGATAGTCCGGACAAGCCGGGAGGTAGGGCCGTCGGCTTCGAAGCCGGGCTTTTCGCTGATCAGGAAGACGCCGCTGAACACGACGCCCTCGCTGGTGAACCGGGCGCCCGACAGAACCGCCTTCACGGCCCGGGCGAGGGCCTCGGCGCCCGCGAAGGTCTCGGCCCAGCAATCGACCTGCAGGCGCGTCTCGGCGAACGGGATCCCGGCGATCAGGGTGTATTCGGGCACATGGCCGGCGACCTGCAGGACGACGATCGGCAGGCCGTCGCCCTGGCCGCGACGCAGCGGACGGATCTTCTCGCCGACCAGCGCCACCAGCGGCGCATTGGTCAGCATGTAGGCGCGCACAGCGGTCAGCATGTCAGCCTTTCGACCGACGGGTGTCGAACCGACCGCCCCGCGTTTTGGTCTGCCTGGCCGCCTTCCTGGCCGCGCGCATGGCGGCCAGGTCGATCTCGTGACCGAGCAGCTCGCTGATGCTGCCGAGGATCTCGTGCTTGTGCTGTTCCCAGGCGGGCCGCATGAACGGGCTCGCCGGCATGTCGATCGTCCCGAACTCCTGAAGGTGGGCGTGCGGCAGCGCGTCGGCGCCGACGAAGACCTCGACCTCGGATCCACGACGGTGGCGCGCGCGCTGTCGGTTGGACAGGCGGCGGCCAACCGTGAGCGAATCGGCCAGCTTGCCGGTGCGCTTGGGCGCCAGCTGCTGGGCCGTTTTCTCCAGGGGCTCGGCCGCCTTCATCAGCGTCCGATCGACGACGTTCTTCGCCGTCGCCTTCGACAACTGCATCAGCGCTTGGTCGAGATCGCGAAGACCGTCGACACGAAAGGCCTGACGCCCGCTCACGGCTAGGCCGAGGTGCCGATCACGTCGACTTCGACCTCGGCGGTGGCGCCGGAGGCGTTGACGATCTTCAGGATGTCGCCCGTCGAGGCGGTCACAGTCTTGCCAGCGTTGGGGCTGAACAGCCAGATTTCGTCGCCCGGCTCCAGAATGACCGTGTGCGCGGCCGCGCCGAACCATCCGACGAAGGGATTGGTCCCGTTGCCGACCGTGATCGCGGTCGTGTTGGTCGAGCGGTTCTTGATCCGCAGACCCTTGCACTTCACGAAGGTGGTCGTGACGCCGAACACGTCGGTCACGCCGCCGGCCAGGTCGAG